CTGCTCTTCAGGAGCTTCCTGCTCAACAGGAGCAATCTTTGCCATACGCCCTTTCTGAGGATCATAAGGAACCAGCTGATCCAACATCATAAAAGTAACGCCGCCAGCAGCGTCTTTTACCATTGCAAATTCTTTATCGTGCTGACTAATAAATTCCACCAACTTACCGGTTTTGGTGTCTTGAAATAACTTGTGGTCGGACATATCTTTGGGGTATACCTAACAATATTATAGGCACAAAAAAAGCGCCTCCGAAGAGACGCTCTTGATGCTGATTATATAAATCAGGTGCCTTGACCAGCTTCAATTCCGTAAGGAATGTGAGCGTCGTCAATGTCAGGAGCAGAGGCTGCACGGTAGTAGCAGACTTCAACCAGGATGGCGGAAGGGCTCTTACGGTCAGCACCAGCAGAGGGGTTCTGCTCAGCGGTGAATGCAGCGGAGGTGACGACCTGGACTGCAGTATCAGCAGAAGTGCTGACAGCAGTGCCGTTCAGCACGCCGAGCATGGAAGAAGTAGCACCAGCCGCAGGGAAGAACTTGTCAGAACCAGCGGTCAGGGTCACTTCACTACCGGTGTCACCAGGAGCGTTACTGCCGAGAGCAGCAATCTTGATGGTGTTACCGGAAGCAGCTGCTTTCACGCCAGGGGCGGAAACAGCGGTGCGATAGACAACGGAATCCTTGGGGATCACGAAGCTCTTATCGGTACGGGGCTTGTCGTCCTGACGCAGGTCGGGGGACAGAACCTTCAGGTTGTAGGTGCCAGCCGACAGGGAACCGCTAGACAGAGTGCCAGCGTTGTCGGGATCCAGGACCAGCGCACCAACGATGCGGTAGAACTCGACACCAGGGAGAGCTTCAACACCCTGCTCGCGATATGCGTTCAGGTGAGAAACATAGTTACCGGGGAAAATTACGGACATTGTTAGTTACCTCCTATCAATAAACGAAAGAGTAACCAACCGTAATGAAATCTCTATTCAGAGTTTCAAAACCGGCGAACAGGCTCCAGATCATGATGATGAAACGGCTGAAGTCGTCGTTGTTGTTCAGCAGGATCTGAGCGTTGTTACCACCAATACCCACGCCAACAGCCTGAGGGCCGAAGAAGATCAGCTGGGATGCCGTGTAGTCAGCGGCAGAGCTGCTCTCGTCAGTCACCACGAGGTTGTAAGAGGTCTCGGGCAGGTTGGTGGACTCGAACCAACGGACGCCCTCGAAGAGGAAGCCAGTCGGCATAACGGGTTGGCCAGCAACGAAGCCAGCTTGGCCGTAAGCAGGACCCATGCCTTGGTAGAAGTTGGCGTTGGGAGCCTGGTTGGGCTGCATGGGGTTAATCATGCCGTTGCCCGGATAGCGAGCGATCTCGCGGAAGTCAGCGTTCTGGCGCAGGTGCATCATCGCGGTCGGATCCACGATGCAGCGGTAGTAGCCATCAGCGAAGGTGGGGACGTTGCGCTTGCGCATGTCCTTCACAACTTCCAGAAGGTCGGTCTTCACATCGAACTTGGCGGATTCGCCAGCGGCGTAGGTCACGCCGAGGGTGCCACCAGAGCCGCCCTTGGCCTTGCCGCCGGGCAGGTAGTAACCACCTTGGTCCTTGCTTGCTTGACCAGCAGCTTCGGCTTTCAGGAGTTCGTTAGCGAACACCCGATCGCGCCAGCGGCGATAGTCGTCGAGCAGGGTCAGAGAACCGATGCTCTGATGGAACACGTTCAGGTTGCCGGTATCCAGCAGCAGACGCTGAGCGGTGATCAGAGTTTCACGTGCCACCTTGAAGGTGGAAGGCTGGGAGGAATCGCGGGAGTCAGCAGGACCGGTGTACTCACGGAGAGTAACCAGCACTTTGTCCTTCACGATGTTGCGTGCGGAGGCGGATCCAAGGGTTTGATCGGCAGTCCGCTCACGGGACTCCTTAGTGCCGGGCTTGCCCCAGAAGCGATAGCGGTCTAACTGAACAGTCTGACCGGGTTGCTTGGAGAAGTCGTGCACCACAACAGGCTCAACTGCCATCTCAATGATGTAAGCCGGGTGGGGACGATAAAGCTCTGCACCAAGAAGCTTCGGAAAATCATTATCAATCCACATAGGATCGTAACTCCGTAAGCTAAAAGGTTTATAAGTGACTTCGACTTAGCCACATATAACGATATTAGTAGTTATTGCTATACTTTGAGACATATACCCCAATATTTTGTGGTTAATAACAATGGAATTTATCGACGACAATGAATGGACTCCGATCCATACTTTACCCGGCTATGAATGCTGCATTGAATACTATATAAATAGCAGAGGGCAAATTAAAAGTACGAAAGGAAAGTCAGAGAAGATACTAAAGCAACGAAAGAATAAAAACGGTTATATGCAAGTCAATCTTACTCAACGGATTGGAAGAAAGAAAACAATTACAGCTGCTGTCCATACCCTTGTTGCACTTGCTTTTTTAAAACCCCCACTATCACTGCCAGGTCGTACAAAATCATGCAGTAGGGTCCGTCACGTCGATGGTCAAAAAGATAACAACATCGTTGGCAATCTTAAATGGACTAAAATAGAAGAAAGTTGTAATCGCAAAAATGGCTGATAGTCTTATTCTTACTGGTGTAAAAGGCGTAAGTAAGCATACTGGTAAAGAGCTGCTCTTGACCCGGCCCAAGCGCGGTGGTGATACTCATAAAGTGAAGGAATGGTGGCACGCTACCAATGGTGTTCAGTATGTTGACTGCACTATTTTTGATGTAACCGCTAACGGCGAAATCCTCAAGCTTGCTGTTGCTAGCAGCAATGGCACCCATGTGCGTATTGACCACGATGGCAAATTGAACTTCTCGTTCTATGGAGCAAAAGGTGTTACTCGTGCAGCCCTGTTCACCCGTGACCTTGGTTTAATTGAACACTATGTCCTGCCCACTATGAGTGGTGGCAAGGTCATGACTGTTAAGCCTCAAGGTTCTGCTGAGAAGCCCCAGGGACCCGAGCCTAAGAAGGTTGCTCCAGTTCAATCCACGAAAACTACACCTATCGTGAATACCAAGCCTTCTCCTGTTCCTACCGTCAAGCTTTCTAAAAAGTCTGCTAAGAAAAAGACCGAAGATTAATAGCTAGGTCGGTCTGCACTCTTCATGATGTAAGAGCGATTTGTAATTGATTCGAGAGGAGTGTATTCCTCTCCAATTTTTACTTCAATGTTGTACGGCAGTCTTTTGGTATTTCTTGCGTGAACACCCACGAAGAAATGATCCTTCGGTTTGATGAACATGACATCATACGGATGCTCTTCGTGCTCACTTGTATACAGACGTACGTCGAGATGAGCATCGGTATACATATTCCCAGTTTCGTGGTTTACGAGTTCTACGCTCAAATATGATTCTGTACCAATGTTTGGCAGGAACAATGAAGGTGTAGCAGCGCTGTTCCAGTCAGTGTCGTTCTCTGGTGCATCATCATCTTTAGCGGCTAAGTTATAACTTGGTGATACTGAGGTATCAAACAGGTCAATCTTTGCTGCGTTGTATCCTGGCTCCATGTATTCAGCCAGCACAATATCACCAACCACATTGAGGTTAATACGTAAGAAGTAGTTCTCAACGCCAAACAAGCCCACAGAATCTTCGTAGTGAAGATTGTATGGGACGACGCTTATTTCCTCTACATCTGGTCTGGTGATGCTTGCACCACTTGCATAATTGAGTACCTTCCCAGACGCATAGCGATCTGGGTTGGTGTTATCACTAGCAGAATAAACCTGATCGTGCTTTAAGATTTCTGCTGTAACGTTCATGCTGCATGATCTTACTTTCTTCTATTGTATTAAACATAGTCACTGACGCACTCAGACTGCTCTCTCAAAGCTTTAAGAGCCTTGTGCTCTAGCGTTCTCACACGGTCCCGGCTCATATTCAAGATCTGACCAATTGCTGTCATAGACATTGGCTCAAGCATTTCATCACCGATGCCATATCGCATGCTGATTACAGCAGCTTGCATTTCCGGCAGGTCATCAATGAGTTCCCGAATATCTTCTTTAATGAACTGCTGCTCCAACAGGAGGTCTGGCAACTGAGTTTTGTCTTCAAGCAGGTCGATCAGCGCTGTGTCGCGATTCTCTCCAATTTTGATTTCTAGAGATGTTGGCTGACGAGCCTTGCACATCAGATCTTTGATTTCATCAACACTCAGATTCAAGTATTCAGACAGCTCAAATACGTTTGGAATCTCACCGTTCATTTGGCTCAGCTCACGCTGGGCTTTCTTAAGTTTGTTGAGGTTCTCTGTAACATGAATTGGTAGCCGAATCGCCCTCGATTTTTCAGCGATCGCCCGAGTAATCCCTTGCCGAATCCACCAATAAGCATAAGTACTAAACTTATAGCCACGGCCCGGATCAAACTTTTCGACACCTCTCACAAGTCCAATAGTTCCTTCTTGAATAATATCAAGTAGGTCCATATTCCGTTTCGTATATTTCTTAGCCACTGACACAACAAGGCGCAGATTTGCTGTAACCATTTTGTCTTTGGCTTTCTCACCTTCGCGAATCTCTCGCTTCAAATCCTTGACAGTCATTCCCAGAACGCCTGCCAGATCTTCTTTTGTAGCTGTGCTTGCCAACTCCTCACACGCCTTGATTTCCATCAAGCGTTGTACCTTTCGGCCAAGCAGAATTTCTTCATCATGCTCAAGGAGTGGGATTCGTCCAATGTCGCGCAAATAGGAGCGAACAGAATCTCCAGAACTCTTCACTTGTGACATATTCAATCTTCACTGATACTTAATTCTACCAGTGAATGTTTAAATTATCAACCGTAAATTCGTGCGAATCTAATACTTTCGTTCGGCTTATCTTCTGATTCAAGTGACTCAACTGCCATGGCTTGGGCAGCATGCTTGTTATATCCCCTTTCTTTGTAGTTGCTGAGATTTCTTTCGTACTCTTCAATAGAGCTTTCAAAGTCATCTCCATGGTGGATCATCTCAGCTGCCATATGATTGGCTGCCTGATCTTCCACGCCATCAGACTTCAGGTGCTTCCAAATAGCTTGAAAGATTTCTGGATCGTTAGCAAATTCGCCAGCCTTTCTACTATTCACAATACCGTACTAATTATTCTCTACTAATTCTATCAATTTAGGCTATCAAGCCATCATATTTTTCATGCCTAATTGCTGCATGACGCTGACACCCCTTCTCTCAGCTTCGCCAGGGTTGGCAAAGGATGCGGTAGCAGAATTAGCACCGTACTTTGCATAAATCATCGTAGAGACTGCTTGTGCAGCATCTTGCTGTGCTTGAGACTGCTTCAGCTGTGCAGTACGCATAGCGCCATCTTGTTGAGCGATCTTGCCGATAACTGCAGTATCAGCATCTTGACCAACCTTGGTCATGAGTTGCTGTGCAC